CAGATATATCTGATATGATATCTGTGGTATCAAATAGAGTGATCCAGAACGGTTACTATGGTGTTGACAGGAAGAAATTCCGCGTCGAGACCATAGTAAGGGCCGTGCAAGCGGCCACCTATATGGTGAGACACAATGACAATCTAGTTAGACATACTAGAGAAACCTTTGGTTCCGTGCAGATCGGGGAACCCGTACTTAAGAAGGCCTACAACCTTAACAAGTTTGTAGCCTCTTCACTTATAGACAAGGTGTTCAGTCATTGGCTGTTCGTCATATGCCTGCTATTCCCGGCGTTGGGGTTGGCGGCTGTGACTGCAGTTTTCTCGTGCATAGATGGTTGGACTGAGTCATTCCGCGACTTGGGCAAACTAGACGAGGATTTCGTCTTGGATGTCCACGGTTTGGTCTTAGCTGTAGAAGAAGAAGAAGTAGATGGTGCAGGTGAGGTGGTCGTCCCTCCTCCTGTAAATAACAATTCATCTGTAGTAGTACCGGCCCTTGTTGCCGATGAGGTAGAGATAGACTTGAGAGCCCCAAGAGAGAGCCAGAGCCAAAGTGCCCAAGCATCCGCCGCAGGACCTTCTGTTCCTGATTCATCCCCTACTACCACTGAACTTGCACCAAAACCAGCCCCGAGAAACGTTATGCGGACCGAGGGCTCTGCTCCTAAAGTTTCTACAGTAACAGACGCTATCCTAACACTCTCCCCACCGCCAAAAGCGATTCAGGAGAGACCCGGTGTGGACTTGGCTGTAGTTGTACAGCAGCACGCCGATAGCATTCAAGAGGTTAGGCCTATGAGAGAAATCAAGTTGGCCGATTTATTACCTGCCTTTGGTGACAGAGCGCAGGCGATCGAACTAGGAAATGCTATCGCCTTACCTGACGATGTCAGGATACCAAAGTTGGTTACTCGACTTGAACCAGACAACGCGGTGATCGGAGGATCCGTAGTTGTCAAAGAAGTAACACCTTTGAAAGATCGCGTGAAGGTTGGAGAGTTCTACCACGTTGGTCCTGCTTGTGCCTATTTGCTACCCGTAGCATTTAGCACGAACAGTAAACACAACGAGGTAGTCGCTCTGACTCGCCGCCATCTGAACAAAAACCATGACTTAGCAATGCCTAAGAACGTGACTATCGTTAGTTACTGGAATACTTTGAGCCAGGTGTCAGCACCGCTCTTCGCCGAGTATGCCAAGCGTTTCAAGGAAGTTGTTGGGTTTAGGGAATGGTTAGATGGTCAGAAACCAGTGAAGCGAGAATTGTACATGAGAGCTTTAAACACCGGATGTATGTCGGAGGTGTTAGTGGCCAACGGTAAACGTTGGCATGAGAGAGGCTCTTTCCTTAAAGACGAATTGAGGTTGCAGGACCCTGATAAGCCAGCGACTGCCGCTAAACCGCGGCTGATCCAGGGACTGCAGTATCCATTCATCCAAGGTCAACTTGGTTGGTGGTGCTCGACAGTAGCGAAAATCTTTAAGGACAATTTCTTGTTCATGCAGGAGGCAGATGGTACGGTTAGGGAATCCTTGTTCTCTTTCAGTAGCGGGAAGTCTCCCGTGGAGATGGGTGAGTGGTATGGTCATTATAAGAGACAGGGTTACACCTTCTTTGAAAATGACTTTAGCTCATTTGACTCTACGCAGTCCATTGGGTGCCACAAAGCCGAAAAGGCGGTCTACGAGTTGTTCGCAGACGTCGTGTTTCGGGAGTGGGACAATGGATTGGTTGAAGGGAAGGGCGTTAGGTCGTGTTGGGAACAGGCCTATGACTTCCAGCGCGATACCAAAGGTCGTACTAGGTTCTATAAGTACGAGTGCGTCGGCACTAGAAAGTCGGGCGACCCCAACACCAGCGTCGGGAACACGATTATCAACTGCATGAGCAATTATGCGGCTGTTAAGAAGTATCTCGGCAGAGTGGGTGGTGGGGAGTGTAGGATCATGGCTGTGGGAGACGACTGCTTGATTGCTGTCAAGTTGTCGGACACTTCCAAGCTCGAAGGAATGGTCCAGTCCGTCGAGTCTTACATGACTAAGTTGGGTCTAGAGAGTAAATTCAAATACTCTGGTGAGACGCCAACTTACTGCTCCATGATCGCTGTGGAAGCATTAGTCAAAGGAATAAGCACTTTTGTGTGGGTTCCCGAGATAACCAAGAGGCTACAGAAAGTAGGCTTTACCGTAAACCCTTTGAAGAAAGGAGAAACACCTGCGCAGCGCATGTTCTCTGAACTAAATTCGGTTGAGGCAAAAGACTACTGTCCGATCTATAGCCATCTAGCTAATGCATACAAAACGGTCGCGGGAGGCAAAGTCAGTGTTGGAGACGGAACCCTTGTACATATGCCGAGATCAGAAGAGAGGGTCACTTTGGAAAAAGGGTCGGATTGGACCCTGAGGTATTACGGAATCTCTATGGGAGAAGTCGAATCGTTTGGCCGCAAACTAAGCGATATGATTCTGCAAACGCGAGGAGGTGCGTTTTATTATAGAGATGAAG